TCGGATACATTTTACTTTTGAACTCAGAGATCTCATCAGCTTTTTTATACATGCCTCTGTTTCTTAGTTCTCTAATTGCCATGCAGTATGAACGATATTCCATTGCTTTCATAAATCTCTTAAACATATTATTTGTCCTCCAACATCAAACGTTTTGCTTCTTCGTAAAAGCCTTGACGATGTAGTTCAGCGGCTGCTCTTGCTCTGCCTGCTGATTCACCAAAAGCCCATACGCCCATTGCAAATGCTACTGCATACTTGCCAAGTGTTTTGATAAACTTTGGTGTTTCTACTGGTGTGTTACCTACCACTTCCATTGATTCTTGCATTATACCCAACCTCTCAAGTTGCGGTTTGCTTCTACAGCTTCGCCACGTAATGCTTTTGGGTATGATTGATTTGCAATAAATTTAATATCGCCACGAGCAATACCAATATCATTAAGTTCGTGGTTTGATAGTTCTGAAAGTGCTCTGTATGTTTGTTTGATGTTTCTGCGTCTGCGTAGTTCGGCACCTAAGTTTTTGAAAAAGTTAGCGATGCCGTTTAGTCCAACTATTTCGAATGTGTTTGCTACCAATGTAGTCATTTTTCCGTTTCCTTCGTATATATATGTATGTGTGATCCGAGTCTAACTTGCGTTAGTTTTACTCCTTCTACAGTACATATTTAACATGAAAAACCGGTAAGAACAAGTGCATTACACGCAAAGACGTTATGCGTGTAATGCAAGTGTGCGTTTATGCGCAGGTTTAGTTTACACTAAGTTTCGACGATCGATAGGATCACCACGTAGCATACATTCCATTACGTATGCTCTATCATGTTCTTGAAACTCTGTTTTCACATAGTTTTCAAGATTTCTCATTCTCATGTCTCTTGGTAGTCTGACCGCAGTCATTACACTACCAAGCAAGTTTGCTATAGTTGTCATTGTTTTCTCCAATATGTAATGCTGTCTTATATGGCGGACGCCCGTTGTCTTTTCAACGTGTCAGGTCGAAGGTGTGAATAACTTCTCTTTTCTGGCCGTTTTATTTATGAACAGGTTGACAAATGCTAATTAAAAGTGTAACGTAATGTTACTTGTGAGCGACGGGGTAAAGCCGTCAAGCAAAGGAGAAAGAAATGGACGCACTCACCTTATGGAGCCTACTTGGCTTCTTATTAGCTGCCTATGCAGTTATAGCAAACGATTCAGTACAGACTCTCGGTACATGGATGGCATCAAACAATGAGAGATTCAACTACAAAGTATTATGGGGAGCAGCAAGCGCAGTTCTACTAGCCACACTATGGTATGGTTGGAGTGTAAATGGTGGAGACATCAGTTACGGCAGATTAAACAAAATCCCATGGCAAGAGGTACAATGGTATCACGCAGCCGCACCTGCTATTCTTGTAGCACTTACAAGAATGGGCGTACCAGTTAGCACAAGTTTCTTAGTGCTGTCAGTATTTGCTAGTACCTTTGTACTAGAGAAGATGCTTATGAAATCAATAATGGGCTACGGTGTAGCGGCAGGCTTTGCATATGTAGTATGGTTTGCAATACACAAATACTTTGGCCGTTGGTATGATGAGACTGAAAAGGTTGCTGAAAAGAACAAGAAGTTTTGGCGTGTAGCACAATGGGTAGCAACAGGAGGCTTGTGGTGGACTTGGTTGTCACATGACATGGCCAACATTGCAGTGTTCCTTCCACGTGAAGTTCCACTAGACCTAATGGTGTTGATTAGTTTTGTATTTGTAGGCGGCTTGTTCTTTATGTTTAGAGAACGTGGTGGCAAGATACAACAGATTGTTCTAGAGAAACACAACACAAGATATGTGCGTAGTGCTACACTGATTGACTTGTTCTACTGGCTATGCTTATACTTCTTTAAAGAGCTCAACGATATTCCAATGAGTACAACATGGGTGTTCGTAGGCTTGTTAGCAGGACGTGAGTTGGCTATGGCAACATACTTTGGCAAGAAGAAAACAAAGAGTGTGTTTCCGTTAGTAGCAAAGGACTTCGGTAAGATGATGGTAGGACTAGGCGCAAGTGTCGCACTAGTACTAATGATCCATTATATTATTGTACCAAACGGTTTGTAATACCCATAGGGTCGGGTTGTGACGTAATACACACGAGCAGGGCCACGGTTAGCCCTGCATTTTTTCCAAGTTAGCAATATAGTTTGTCATTGAATGATCACTGAAACTATCAACACCGCCTTGCTTTAAACCCATCCACATTCCTCTGCAACGATCTTTAGTACGCTGCCAAGGTGTGAGCTTACGCTCTAGCCCGTGTGCATTCATGTAATGTTCTGTGCCGTGATGAATGTAGCCCATAGCTCTTAACGGTACTCTAGTAACAATATCATTATTGTTTACCCAACGATGATGTGCTACATCTAAACTACGACAGTAACCACGCCAACCTACTCTTGGCGAACCGTATGTGTACACTTCCTGTATATCAGGCATGTCAACATCGCAGTTGCATCTACTAGCCATAATAGTTGTCATAGCAGCACCTAAACTATGTCCACAGAACCAAACGTCCTTGTCTCGATTAGTTTTACGTGCTAGGTCTTCAGATATCATAGGCCATAGTTCATCTACTTCTGCTTTGAAACCTCTGTGTACTCTGCTTACAGTTTCAGCAACAACAGGCATTGCTTTCAAGTCTGCTTTGATATCGTTGAACTCACTTGGTTGTGTTCCGCGACAAGCAATAACTAAATCTTTCTTGTTCATAAAACGGTATGCCTGTGCTCCGTCTTTGTTATAAAATTCTACTGTGGTAAAACCAAGTTTACGTACAAGTTTTTTTACTTGCTCTATGTCATCGTTATATGCTATACTAGCTAAGTTAGCAAATAAGAGACTACGCTCATGGAATGTCATTTCTGTTATCATTTTCAAGCCCTCACTTATAACAATATTTATTAATCAGTATAACTAAATACACATAAGGAATAGAACAATGAGAAAACGAACTAGAGGAATACTTGAAGAATTAAGTCATATCGGCAGTAAAAATCAGAGTGACGAATTTCTACAAACAACTGGAACAAACTTGATTGAAAGCGCATGTAATCTTATCAAGCGAATTCACGAAACTTATGATGCAGAAACAGCAAACGATCTTGAAAGACGTTTCTTGAATAGTATACGTAACAACAATCCACGTAAATTCAAAGTGGGCATTGATAAAATTAAAGAGAGCAAGAGATGATTCTTAAAGAAGGCGGCAACGTTTTTAAAACACCAGAGAAAGAACCTCTTACCCAGCGTATCGGTACACCACAGGTACGTCCAACTGTAGACTTTATAGAAAAGATTACAGGGCTAGACTTTGTTGACGATGACTTGCTAGGCACAACTGGCAAGAAGGTCGATGCTGACGGTACATTTGAAAAGAATTCATCAGGCGATTTAGATCTAAACACTGATGCAAATAAAATCAGCAAAGAAGAATTAATTGCTAAACTAAGTGCATGGCTTAAGAGTAAAGGTGTTGATGACGCTGACATTATGAATGTTGGTAATAAGAAAACAGATGGCTGGATTAAAGACGCAGGCGATCAAGTACACTTCCGTATGCCAATCCAGGGCGGCGAAGGATATGTTCAAACAGACTTTATGTTTACAACTAATCCAAACTATCAACGTGGATCAAAGCGTGGCGGCACAGCACAATTCTCAGGCAAAGATAGAGCTATTTTGCTATCTAGTCTCGCAAGAGGCAGAGGATACAAATTTAGTCCTAAGTTCGGCGTAGTTGATCCTAACAATGGAGATAGTGTTGTTGCTGATAACTGGGATGATATTGCAGTAATACTATTAGGCAAAGGTGCTACTGAAGCAGACACGCATACTGTTGAAAGTATGCTTGCAAAGTTAAAAGGCGATCCTAACTACGATACACTAGTTGGTCCTTTTAGAGATGCAATGGCAAAATCAGGTAAAGAAATACCTGAATCGCTAGGTGATAAGCATTTAAACCGTATAAAATCACTAATAAGACATTAAACCTCGTTTTAATACCCTTTTACCCCTATTTTTGTCTCAAAGACTAAATACAATATATAAAACTGCACAGAGTGTGCAGGTCATTAAGATTTAGGAGAAAAAAATGGCAGTAGTATCAAACCCAAACGCAGCAGTAGTTGCAAAGAGTGGTCTAGGACCAACAACATACATCTATGCAATCGCAACAGGTACAATCACAACAGCAGCAGCATGTGATTCAATCACAACAACATACGGCGGAACAATCGCAGCAGTTGAAGGAACAGGCAACGGCGAGCACGTTGCAGTACAAGGTGGACCAGGCGGCGCAGAAGCAGTATCTGGTATTTCACTAGTAGCAACATTTGCAGCTTAAATAATTCCTTACCTTAGGAACGTGGCAGGCGTCACACAAGGGTTCAGTT